CCATTACGATGGTTGCCCGCAATACAACTGGCATGCAAATGTCTAACGTCGGGACAACTGCCAATCTGGAAATTAGCGGTCCTGATGCGTACTGGCAATTCGACAAAGCCATGTACGAACGGCTGAACTGGCAGGCCGCCACGGGCCAACTGCAAACGTATTCAGTCACCTTCAAAGTATGGAAAGAATTATGAGTCTGTCGAAAGAACAAATCCTTGCCGCAAACGACGCCAGCACGCTCAAGGTTGAGGTGCCCGAGTGGGGCGGCGACGTCTACATTCGCGTGATGACAGTCGGGGAACGCGACGCCTACGAGTTGGAATACCAGCAGAAGAAGGCGACCGGAATGGACGACTTCCGCACGAAGTTTCTGGTGCGGTGCCTGGTGGACGAGAAGGGCGAACGACTTTTTACCAACGGCGAAATCACGCTGCTGGCCAGCAAGAACGCCAAGGTGGTCAACCGGCTGTGGGAAGCGGCGATTAAGCACAACGATCTGGCGGAAGAGAAAATTGAGGAACTGGCAAAAAACTAAAGGCCCGGCCTGACCGGGCGTTTTTGTTCCGGCTGGCTGGGCACCTCGGCATGACGGTTCGCCAGCTGGGCGAGCAGATGACAATGGACGAGTTCCGTGAGTGGTGGGCGTACTGTCGATTCGTGGAGCCGTTTGGGCAGGAGTGGTTGCAGACCGGGATACAGGCGGCAGCGACGATCGCCCCCTACAGCAAAGGCCGATCGCCAAAACCAACAGACTTCATGCCGATTGAAACGCCGCCGCAGACCATGGCGGAAATGATGGAAGAGCTGGCAAAACTCAAGCGACCGTAACATGGCAACCATTGGTCTAGGATTCACGCTTTCGGCCAACGCCAGCAAGATGGCGGGTGGTGTGAATGAGGCCGTCAAGGCCCTCGACAAGGTTGGCAACGCCGCCAAGAAGACGGCCCGCGACGTCTCGGTGCTCAAGACGATCGAGATCGGCAAGCTGATCGGCAGCGGCGTCTCGCAGCTGGCCAACGCCTTTACCGACGCGGCCCGCAGTGCCGTCAGCTACGCCAAGAGCGTGGCCAACGCCGTGGACGCCACGCAGGACCTGGCCAACCGCACCGGCATAGGCGTGGAGTCCCTGCAGTCGCTGCAGGTGGCCGCCAAGCTAGGCGGGGTGGACGACGTCACCGTGGCGTTCGACAAGCTCACCGTGGCGATCGGCAAAGCCGCCGAGTCGGGCGACACCGGGGCATTTGACCGGCTGGGTCTCAACTTTGAGCAGCTGCGATCGATGTCGCCCGAGGAGCAGTTTCGGGCAATCGCTGCCGCAATTTCGGCGCTTCCCGGAGAGGCCGAGCGTGCCGCCGCCGCCGTGGCAATCTTTGGCAAGTCTGGTGCCCAGCTGGTGCCGTTCCTGTCAAACCTTGGGGCGATTGAGGAGCGGGCCAAAAAGCTGGGCATCGTTCTGTCTGAGCAGCAGGTCGGCAACATCGCGGGCATGAACGACGCCTTGGACCTCGTTTCCAAAACGTTCGACGGGATCATCGGGCAGGTCACGGCCAATCTGGCCCCGGCTATCACCTCAATCGCAGAGGAATTCCTTGCGTTTGTAGAGTCGTTTAACGGCACCGGCGGCGGCGCCCTGGCGGACGCGATCACAGAAGCCCTGTTTGCTGGGGCTGATGGTCTTGCGGCTGTGTTCGACTCGTTGGCCGAGGGGTTCAACAGCTGGATGGCGTCCATGGGTGGATTTGAAGGGACGCTGAAAACAACGGGCGACATCTTTGCCACGACGTCGAATGTGCTGGTCACCGTTAGCGAAACGCTACGGGCCGCCTTCAATCTTTTCCAGATGGCTGGCGACTCAATGGCTCTGTATCTAGGCAAGTTCATTGAGGCTTTTGGGAAGGTGTTGCGCAGCAAGAGCGCCGAAGAGTTTGGCAGAGACATGGCCCGGTCGGCCCAGCAGAATCTCAACCAAAACGCCAAAGAGGCGGCCGGTGCTGCCAAGAACGCTGTGGCGGCTGGCGCCGCCGTATTTGGCGGCGACGCTGCCCCAGTTGCGGGTGCGAATGGCGTTGGAATGGCGGGGCGTGCAGTCGGTGCTGCCCGTGCTGCCTACAACAACCGGAACTCGCCCGAGGCCATGGCGGAACGTGCTCAACGAGAAAAGGAAAAGGCCGACGGCAGGAAGGCATCGGAAGAGCGATTCCGCCAAGAGCGAGACGCCGAAGCCCAAAAGAAAGCGCAGGAGTCGCAAGACTCGCTCGACAAGGCCGCCGGCAAAGCGGCCGAGTTCAAGGGTGAGAACGCCGCCCTCTTGGGCACCAAGAGCAAAGAGGCCCTCCAAGCCAACGACATTCGCAGCAGCGAGGGGATCGGCCAGTTCATGGCCCTTGCCACCGGCCGCGACGATCCCGCCCTGGTGGAGTACCGCAAGCAGACCAGCACGCTCATGCAGCTGCTGGCCGAGCAGCGTGCCCAGCGGGTTGAAAACGCCACGATCCTCGGGGGAGCCGCAGCGTAATGGGAATCGTCAGCGTCACAGAACTCGCAGCGGTCTCGGGCGAACGCCAGTTTGGCGAAGCGCCGAAGTTTTCCCGGCAGTGGGTGGTCGAGGTCAACGACCCGACGACCAGCCAGACCGACATCAGCAACGCCCCCGGCGTGGCGTTTCTCGACTCGCACCCCGAGGCCGGCTACAGCCGGGCGATGCACGTCAGGGTTGAGAATTACAACGGCTCCAAATGGCATTACTCGGTCTCGTGGACCTACGAGGTGCCCAAGGTCGAGAACACGACCGCCAACCCGTTGAGCCGGCCCGACGTGTGGAAGTTCTCAACCAGCGGCATGTCGATCCCAGCGTTGTGGTACTACGACTCGTCCAACAACCGCAAGGCTCTGGTCAACTCGGCTGGCGACTTCTTCGAGGGTGCCACGACTGACCTTTCCACGCTGTCGGTCCACATCAGCGGCAACCGCTCCACGTTCAGCTACGCCCTGGCCACTGCCGCCACCAACACGCTCAACAACGCCGCGTATCTAGGCGGTGCCCAGTACTGCTGGAAGTGCGACGGCATCGCCGGTGAGCAGGCCGTGGAGGTCGTCAACGACGCCGAGGTGCGGTACTGGAAGGTCGAGGTGCAGTTGACCTACCGGCCCGACGGGTGGCCGCTGCTGTTGCCCAACGTGGGCTGGAACTACTTGACAGGTGGCCGCAAAGAACGGGTTTACGTCATTGACCCGGAAGACCCCGACCACAAAACCAAGATCGTATCCGCCAACCCGCAGCCCCTCAATTCCGACGGGTCGCTGCAGACGTCCTACGGCGAAAGCAACCCGCCGATCATCGTCACCCGCCGGACTCACGCCGCCGCCGATTTTGCTTCCCTATTTGGTACGCCGCCCTTCTGAGGTGCCCCATGTCCGATATCAACTACTCGTTCAACGTCGCCCTGTCCAAGGCCCCGCTGGTGCAGAACTTTGCTGCGTCGGGAGTCACGGCCGACATGGCCGCCACCGGGCTCTATTCGGTCACGCCAACGCTGGGCACCGCCGTCACGCAGGTCTCGACCGCCACTCTGGCCAGCGTGGGGCTGTGCCTGGCCCGCAACCTGTCAACCAGCACCAGCACCTCCACGACGGTCTCCTTTGGCCGCTACGTTTCTTCCACGCTCTACGAGACCGTGACGCTACGCCCCGGCGAAGCGGCCCTGCTGCGGCTCTCTGCAGGCTCGTACGCCGCCAAGGCCGCTGCCGAGGGCACGCCGCTGCTTCTACAGATTCTGGAGGGCTGACATGCCCGAGGGAGCCGGCAGGAACTACGTTCGGTTTGACCGCCAGAGCGGGCAACGGATCGCCGCCGCCGTGCTCCAGGTCGAGCGCGGCAACCGCGACCAGCCGCCGGTCACGTTCAACCCGGCGCTGGGCGGCGGTGAGCCGCGACGCATTCGCATGGGCACGTTTACCGGAGCCTGGGCGCTCAACGCGAACAACACGGTGACGTTTCGCACGACAACCAGCACGCCCAACACGGCGGTGGCAATAAACATCTTCGCAGCCATTGCCACGTCGGCCACGTCGCCACGGAACTGCGCAATCGCCAAGGACGGAACCGCTTGGTATCTCATCGCGGCCCAGTGCGGATAGGAGGGCGGGATGTTTATACCTAGGTGCTTTTGCTGTGGCGGTGGCGGGCCTGCCGATTCGTGCAGCTACTGTGCCGATCTCTGTACATTACCACCAGCGATAACGATGCGACTTGACCTGGGGGCTTCTGCTGGCGTCACTGGCGCTTCGCTGCCAAGCGGGACTGCTGCTGCGCTCAAATCCTACATTGAGTCGCTTTTGTTTTGTCGCCGCATGACAAAGCACGACGTTTTTTGCCACGACCCAGACTACGAATACATTTATGAAGACGGGTACACAATTGGTTACGCAGACAATTGGGGGGAATCTGGAGAAGGTGGCGGCATACAGCTTGGTTGCTCTGGAGGCTCAAGTTTCTACAACGCTTACCTTCTTATTGGAGATAACCTTTCGTACACCTATGAAGGAGAAATGACGGTAAGTGGAGTTCATTTCTATTATGCTTTTGGAGCCAACCTGCAACGAAGCGGGCGGTCGTTTTTCTTAGACCACGCAGTATGCCCGCTGACCGCCGAAATCCCAATTGTCGGAACCGTCAGAATGCCTGACGGATTTTACGACATAGACGGAATTGTTTTGCCTTTTTCGGTTTACGTCACATCCGGCGCTAATGGTGCAAACGAGTCGTTCGTGTCGTTTCCTGACGCTCGCCTAATGATGGCACCGTCGTCTTGTGCGTCTCCTGTATTCTACAACCACAACACATGGTGGTATTACCTAATCGGCACAGGCCCAGAAGGCACTGCTTCTGCGAAATACACCGCCGACTGCGAAATCCTTGGATACTTAGCGTATCGACCCAAAATTACAGCCGGTAAGGCTGGCGTTGTCCACATCACCGCAACCAATGTCTATTACGACTACTGGTGGCGCGTGTTTCGTGGCTCAACGAAAGTCATTGAGTACGGCAGCGATTCGACGCCCGACAGCGGCGGTAACACCGGATCGATCACCAACACGTTTGCCGTGTCGGCTGGCGACGTGATCACGCTGGGCGATCCAGGCGATTACAACGTCTGCACAAACCTTCAAATCTGGTTGACGCCCACATGAAATGCAACCTCGTCCCCGTGAACCGTAAATACGCCCGCTGCACGGTCTGCCTGCGGTTGGCCCGCCACGCCTCCGGCGACGACGACCGGGAATGCCCTGGCGAACCGGTTCCCGTCGGACTGGGCGACATGGTCAAGGTTGGGCTCAACGCGATCGGCATCACGCAGGAGCGTGTTGCCGCCGTGCTCGGCAGCTGCGGCGGGTGCGAGCAACGGCAAGAGGCCCTGAACGAGTTTGGCCGGGCAATCGGCATCGGGAGGGCTCCAGATGGCACGCCAAAAGAAAGCGCCTGAGTTCGACGCTGACTACGACCCAGACGCAGACAGCGTGCCCGGCGGCGGCATTCCAGACGACGATGGCATGGTCTACCTACGCCGCAGCAGCGGCACGGAGCAAGCGAATGGCAAAGGCAAAGCCCGTCAAGGAATCAAAGCCAAGGCCCGGCCGGTGGAGGATCGACCCGGTTGAGTCGGGCGTGCATCGCGTGACGCTGCCGCCGGCCCTGCGGTCCGATATGTGGGTTTTCCTGAGTGCGGATTGGCATTGGGATAACCCCAAGTGCCGGCTCGACATGCTGGAGCGTGACCTGCAAACGGCCAAACGCATTGGCGCCATGGTCATCTCGGCCGGCGACCATTTCTGTGCCATGCAGGGGAAATTCGACCGGCGGGCAGACAAGCAAGCCTTGCGTCCCGAGCACGCCACTGGCAGCTACCTCGACGCTCTGGTGGACACGGCCGCCGAGTTCCTCAAGCCCTACCTTGGCGTCATGGGCCTGATTACGATCGGGAACCATGAGAGCAGCATCTACGCTCGTCACGAGACGTGCCTGACGACCAGGCTTGTGGAACGCCTGCGGGCCGCCGGCAGCCCGTGCCGGGCCGGGGGCTACAACGGCTGGGTGCAGTTCTACTCCACGTCAAACAAGTCGGTGGGCACCTACAAGATGTACTACCACCACGGCAGCGGCGGCGACGCGCCGGTCACGCAGGGGCTTTTGGGGATGAACCGGGTAAGCCAATATGTAGATGCCGATGCGATCCTCAGTGGCCACATCCACACCAAGAACCTGTCTACCGTGGTGCGTGAGCGACTCAGCCCCAACGGCATCCGCAGGGTGAGCGACACGCACCTGGTGCGGGTGAGCACCTACAAGGACGAGTACAGCCCATTGGTCGGGTGGCACATTGAGCAGGGAAGAGGGCCGAGACCGACGAGCAGCCCCGGCTACTGGCTGCACCTCAAGATGAACAGGGACAAGACCAGGCTGATTCCGACGTACCACGAGCAACCACTGGAGTGACCATGCTGACGCCGATTCCGATTGAAGAGCTTTGCCCAAACTACATCCCCGAGCGTGAGCGTGCCGACATCAACCCCACAATCGTCCAGGTACTCGACCGCGAGGACCAGCTGGCGGCTGAGGAGGCCCGGCCAAAACAACTGCACCCGGCGTCGTTGCGGTTTCTGGAGGCGGTCGAGGAAGTGCGTGC